ATCTGCTGGTACGTAGCTAATACCTTCTCGTCGAAGGTAGCAGATTCAGCAATTAATGCATCTGTGTCAACAGATGTCTTAAGTGCGAACTGCAGGAAGTTCCTCATTGTAGTTGGTACAGAGTACCAATTATTCTGAAAAACTTTCATTAGCCCGGTTAGGGACTGCTCGTCTCTATCCACTTGACGGTAGATAGTTTGAGTTATCCTGGTCATTTCTGCGAGAGTGGAACCCTCGTAGGACCAATTCAAACCGATGGGTTCAACAAGGTGTTGAATCCTTTGAACTACCTTCCTTTGGATAGGAGATAGTAGCTCAACAGCTCGTCTTCCGTAATTCCTGACAATGTCTAGGAAATTGTCATTACTGACACTCCTCCATTTGTAAGACTGTATAACAGACTTACTAGTGATTACCTTCCCACCGAACTCACAGAGTTCTACGGAAGATAATGACTTGTCAGGGGAATAGGGACAACCGAGGATATCCAATGTACATTTATATCTGTGATATAAATCATCATTAAGGATAACCACATCATCACCTAACACATAGAATTCACCTTCATACCTCTTTCCAAGGAGGAATGATAGGAGATATCCATGAGTTAAGCCAAAGCTAGCAAAACTTGGATATAATCCAAGGGGCTGGCCTTGAGTCCATCGAACAGTGCCAATGGTTGACTTCCATTGACTCCTGCTGATCTCTGCAAAGAGATCGATGGCTTGATGTTGACCACAAAGTGCTGTCAAAGCACAGAGCTGAACTTCCAAAGGGAAGTAATCAGTTGCGTTACTCAAGTCCACAGAGTGGACTTGCTTTCCGCTGGTCAGGTGTCTCTGTATCGAAGAGATAGGTTTACTTTGGTCATGTGTACAATCCCAAGGGAGTGTACGCATATGAGAGTACAGGGTTCTTCCAAGAGGCCCTAAAGCCAATTGGTGAACTAGGTATGGAGAGGCGATTGCTCGCAACTTTAGACCTGGTTCCTGTAGGAAGTGTACTTCACCTCCAAACACCTCACTCTTAGTGGGGCGTGACCCTGGGTACACAGATGCATCGATTTGGAGATCCAAACCTTTGCATACTGGCCCATACAGAGCTTTAAACCGCAGATAGAGCGACCTTGCGGGCGCACTACCTACAAAATAACTGGCACTTGATAGTCCAGATCCATTTTGGCACACACTTCTGTGTGACGGTAAAGGAGCTTTTTTACTCTCTGAACCACGGTATGAGAGAAGAGGGGAAGGTTCCCCAATCTCCAACACCTTTCTCCTCTGGGCTTTCATGAAAGATGCAAACCTTTCAATGAAAGATTTGTCATAGGTGCTCGTTTTGGCATTAACTGCCTTAACGAATTTCTCCTTTTGGGAATCACTAAGTTGGTGATTCTTGAATAGGGAGTAACACATAAGAGTGTGTACAGAAGATTGAAAATTCTTCTCACTCTTAAGTGCCCACCTAAACAAACTACCGATCACACCGAAGGGTAAACCCTTCCTGTTTCTCCTCACTTGCGAAAGTAAGGGCAAA